GTGTTCACCACCGTATCAAAGGCCGCTGACACCGTGCACAGCCGCGCCAGCTCCACGCTCCGCCGCCCAACACTCTCCGCCTGCGCCCGCTGTGCATTTTCCATCTGCCGGTGATACTCGTCCTCGTTCGCGCCGAGCGCTTTTCCGACTGCAGCCGCAGCCGATGTCACACCCAGTCCCTCCTGCAGCCCGCTCGCAACCGCCGTCTGCTTGGAGTACAGTCTTGTGTAAAGAACATCGTAAATCTGCTGCCACTGCGCGGCCGCCTCCGTGTCGCCCTTGCGCATTGCTTCCTGGTACGGCGCAAATGCCGTCACATTCTGCTCATAGCCTAGAAGCCCGCCGAACCCGCTCTGCGTGCCGATGATCTCTTCTGCCTCCTGCTTCTGGCGTTTCGTCCAGGTTCCCGGAACGCTTGCCAGCGCAATGAGCCGGTCTTTATATCGTCCCACATTTTTCGCGGTGTACGTCTCCGGCCGCTTCGTGCCCTGCATCTGGCTCTCGCTCTCCTGGCGGTCGATCTCGTCCTGCAGCTCCTGGATGCGCCGGTCTGTTTCGCTCTGCGCAGACTCCGCCTGGAAGGTTGGCAGCGTCGAATCGCTGGCTTTGCCCAGCATGGAAAGAATACTGGGCTGCTGCGCCTGCTCCTGCTTCTTCTGGCTCTCCAGAATGGCGAGCGTCCGTTTCATACCCTGCAGCTGATCGTGCGCCACCGCTTCGTCCAGCGCCTTCTCGCGCTGCGTGGTGTAGTAATAATCCTGCGCATCATGCAGCTTTTCTGCGTAGCTGTTCGCAGCATCCACTGTGTCGAATACACCCAGGAACTCCCCGGTGTCGTAGAAGTGCTGCAGAACTTCGTCTCCGTCGCTGCTGCGGTATGCCTTCCCGTCTTTCATCCAGACCGACGGAAGCAGCACCTCCTTGCCCTGAATGTTGAAGCTCGTGCTGTCCACGGTCGAGATGCTGCCGTCGGCGTTCCGATACTGCGGCCGGTTGTAAAGGTCGATGTTGCCCACGCCATACTGGCCGATCTCCTGGTTGTATTGTTCCTTCTGCCGCTGAGAAGTTGGAGCCGGTGCGCCGAGTCCTGCAATGCTGGCAGGCGTTGCCGTCCGGTCGAATCCGCTTCTCTCGCTCTGAGGGGCCTTCTGCTCCTGCGCCTGGCGGCGCTGCTGTGCGGCGCTCTGCGCCTGGCGGATGAAGTCCTGCTTATTGAGGACGCCACCGGCCTCCTGGCCGGTGGTCTGTTCCCAGTTGCTCTGCTGCTTGTCCGCTTTGTTCAGGAAAGATTTCTTGGAAATAACGCTCATACTTTCCTCCTTACTTGTACTTCACGGAGTCGTCGATCTTGATTCCGCTCACCTCGTAAATCCGTTTCGCCACGTCAGACCACTGCTGCTTCGACATCTGCCCGCGTGCGCCGACGGCCACATCATAGGCCCTGTCATAGTTGCCCTGGCCGAGCAGCGTCGAGATCGTCCGCTGTACGCCGTTATACGAATCTCTCGCCATGGCCACGTTGCCGCTGTAGCTTCCGCCGCCGTTGATCTTCGAGCCGCCAGCGCTTCCGGAGCCGGAACCGCCGCCACTGCTTCTAGCGCCCTTGGCCGCCAGCGCTGCCTCGTATGCAGATGTGTCGATGCCCAGCTTCCGGAGATACGAATAGTCGCCGTACTGTGCAGCCAGCTGTGCCTTCTCTAGTGCCTCGCCGCGAAGTCCCGTCTGCTGGTTGATCTCGTCAAGCAGGTTCTGGTAGCTGAAACTGCGGTCTGTGTTGTACTGGTTCAGCTCGTTCAGATACTTCGTGTAGTCCAGCTGCTCCAGTGCGCTCGCCGTCTGCACGTCGTTTGCAATCCGACTGTAAGCATCTGCCCATGTCTGGTAATCGAAGTTCCGGTTCGTGTTGTACTGCTGCAGCTCGTTGAGATACTTGTCATAGTCCGACTGCTCTGCGCCCTGCACGGCTCCCAGATCGCTGAGCTTCATGTTGTAGTCGTTCATGTACTTGTTGTAGGCCAGCTGGTAAAGCTCCGGAATCTTGTCTGTCATCTGCGCTGCATAATAATCTCCGGCCTGCGCCGCTGCCGTCGCCGCATAGCTCGACGGGATGCCGCCTGACGCCGCCGCTGCCGCGCCGATGGCGTTCTGCTGTGCGCGGTCTCCCTCGCGGGTGTACTGCTTGCGGTACTGGCTGTAGAGCTGATCGCGCTCCGGGTCATAGCTGAACGCTTCGCGGTTCAGAATTTGTTTTAGCAAATCCTGAATGGTCTCGTCGTACCGGTTCGTGTATTCCGGCTGTGCGACGTCGTAGGAATAGTTGCCGTAGTTCAGCTGCTTGTTCAGAAGATCGTCCACAAGCCCCGTGCGGTTCGAAGAGTATGTCGGCTTTGCATCCTGCTGGAAGCTGTTCGGGGAAAGTGGGTCGAGGTAGAACTGTGAACCCGCTCCGCCGCCCGTGTAGTTTCCGTAGCTGCTGCGGATGCCTTCCGCGCCTAGGTTTGCCAGTGCCCGCTGCTCCGGCGTCGTGGCGTTGTGGTAGTCACGCTTGTATTTCAGGATGCTCATTCCCGCATCCGGATTCTGCTGTGCCAGCTTCAGATCGGCCGACGAGAACTCGCTGCCGAGTCCGGAGTTCGTCAGCTCCCGCTGAAACTCATCGTATGTAAATCTCTGTGCCATTGTCGTCTCCTTTCATGGTTACAGTTCGCTTCCCGTGTAGACCTCGCGCACCAGCGAATACAGTCTGCACCCGCCGCTGCCCGTCATCCGGATACGGAAGTGATCGCACCGGCGCGGCACGATCGGCAGATAGAAGCTGCGTTTCTTTTCTGCCTGCAGCGTCTTCACCTCGCGCCAAACGCCGTCTGAGTCGAACTGCATCTCAATCTTCACGCTGGCCCCTTCGTCCAGCTCCAGCCGAACTAACAGCTTCCCGATGCCCTTCTTCTGCGGAATCGGCACCGATGCCGAGGAGTATGTCGTGTACTCGTAGAAGTCCGCCCACTCCGTCATCCAGGAGACCTCTGTCTCCCGAACCGCCGCGGCTGGCGCCGTCCTGGCATTTCCGTTTAGCAGAAGCCTTCCGTCTGCAGCCAGGAAATACAGCTCCCCGTTCCAGCCCCAGCCGACAACCTCCAGCGCATCTTCCCGGTGCCACAGGCCCCGCAGCGTGTCATACGCAAAAAGATGCCAGGCGTCATCTGCGTCCTTCATCGAGACGTAATACTTCGTCCCGTCGCTGCCGCCCACGGCGTTTCGGAACCGCTGCGTGCCGAACGCTGCGCCCACCTGCTGCGGGATGCCGCCGGAGTAGGCGACAACGCCCGTGCGGGCCAGGTAGAAAAGCGTCTCTCCGGCAATGGCAATGGATGCGTCGCTGCCAGCTTCCACGCCCAAAGAGGCGCTGCCCATCACTTGGAAGTTCGACGGCTTGTCTCCGTAGACCTTGTAGATGTGCTCTTCTTTGAAAAAGCACGGATAACCCAGGTAGCTGCAGCACGCCGTGAAGTCGCCAGCGCTGCCGACATTTACGCTGTAGCTGTCCGTGGCCACGCCGTCAAATACATTCCAGTTGAAGATGTCTCCGAGTTTGCTGGCGTAGATTGTGTCTTCCTTGCAGCCCCAGAGCCTGTTCTCGTTCTCACATAGAAAGTCCATATCCGGCACGGTTCTCTTGATGGTCAAGGTCTCCGTGTCCCCGCCGCTTCCGATCGTGAAGGTGTTTTCATAGAAGCGGAGGTAGTCGCCGTCGATTTCCCGGATGATCGGCGTTTTGTTGTTGCTCTCATGCTTCACTGCGCCGGAGATCGTCACCGCGTCTCCGACCTTGAAGATAGAATCCCATGCCGCACCGGACGCATAGATCGTGTTGGCCTTTGCGTCCTCGCCTGCGTAGGTTCCGTCCTGAATCTTTGCGCTGCCGGTGAAGCTCGCTTCCATCGTGCCGAACTCGTCCGCCAGGCGGTTATAATACTTCTTGTCCGGCAGGATGATGATGTACGCGCCCAGGCTCGCGAACTTCTTTCTCCCGTTCGTGACGGTTCCCTTGAGCGTTCCGTCTGCGTAGAACCCCGTTCCGTCCACCCAGTACAGCCCGTCGTGCGCGTAGAACCCGTTCGGTTTTGTGAGTGTGCGTACCTTCCAACGCGGGCGCCTGGGTGCGAGCAGGGGATAGAAGTCGCTCGTCATATTTTTCATGTCCCAGATGTCGCCGTTGTCTGCGCCGAGCGTGTGGTTGTACCCGCCGAACTTTGCCTGCTTGTATTTCTGGATACCGTCCTGGTTTGCCATTGGCGGCAGTCCGATCATGCGTCGTCACCTCCGAACCGGATGAACCCCTCCAGCGCTTCCAGATGGATGGGCTTGATCTTCTGCGGTTCCGGAACCGCCGCCGGTTTCCAGTCGATCTCCGTCTCGACATTGGCCAGCTCAAACCGCCGCGTGTTATATTCCGGTGCGTCTGCCGGGTCTTTGAAGAGGAAGGTGCCGCGCTCCGTGAAGGCAACGTTTCCTTTCTCGTCGAGCTGCCCGAACTCCTGCGTCAGCTTATTCTCTTCGCGGATATAGAAGTCCACAGAGGGCTGCAAGGCCCGCCGCAGTCTTGCCAGCGTGAAGGCCGTCTTGTAGTCCCATTCCATCTGCGAAAGATAGTTCACCGCCATGCAGGCGTTGACGCATCGGATGAGTGTTGTTTTCATGCTGTGCTCCTTTCAGCTCGTGCTCAGCGGCGAATCGTTGATGTAGACCGTGCCGTAGAATTTGATATTCCCGCCCGACGAGATCGTCACGCCGCTGTTGCCGTAGATGTAAATATTGTCGTCCGCCTCGATGGAGATGCCGCCCGCCGACTGCAGCTTCATGGCAAACGACACGCCGCGAATATAGTTCGTGTAGATGAACATTCTGTACCGGTTTTCATACTGGCTGCCCGCTCCGTTGGCGTCCAGCCGGATGCCGCCTGCGGTGTAGCTGCTGTTCATATAGCAGAACTCGATCTCGCCGCCCCAGATGCCGTTCGACTGCAGGATGCTTCGGAAGGTGCTGCCTTCGATGGTGCAGCCGTAGATGTCGATGGCGTCAATCGTGCCGGTCGTGATGTTGCTGCCATTGATCGTCGTCTGCCCTGCGGTGGACAGGTCTGAGAACGTGACCATGCCGCTGAAGCTGATCGACTTGCTGGACACCACCACGCCGTCGCGCATGAGCTTGATCGTGCTGCTGCTTTCTCCGTTGGAGACCGACAGCGTGATGCTGTTGACCGTCTGTGTCAGAGACGATACGCTGCCGTCCAGCGTCGTGATTCTGCTCTGCAGCGCTGTCGCCGTCTGCTGCAGCGACGAAACATCTCCTTCTGCGTTCGTGATGCGCGTCGTCAGGCTGTTGGCCGTCGCAGTTAGAGACGTGATGTTTCCTTCTGCATCTTCCAGCCTCGCACCCAGGCCCTCTGCCGTGACCTGCAGCGCAAGAATCTGCTTCTCGTCATTTTCTAGCTGCACATATACCGGCTCCGTGATGATGTTCACGATCTCATCAAAGCCTGTCTCATTGAAGTTGTCTTTGTCCAGATTGCAGAACGAATACCGCAGCTGCTCCAGCAGCATATAGAGATAGCTCGTGATCTGCTCGATCTTGTCCTTGTCGGACGTTTCTTTCGTGAACTGTGGAAACCCCGTGTCCGCGCTCAAAATATTGGATGGCACCGTATCGCCTCCTTATAGCGTTTTCGGGAAGGGCCGTCTCCGGCCCCTCCCGTGCGTCTCACGCCAGGCCCGCGAGCTTTGCGAACCGGTACAGTACCGTCACAAACTGTTCTCGCGTCATCATGTCCTGCCACATATAGTTCGGCTCGCCGTCTTCCAGCGTGCCGCCGCCGAGCACGATGCCCTTTTCCGTGGCCCACTGCCGGGCTTCTTCGCTGTACTGGCTGCAGTCGTTGTCCTGCAGGTCTTTGCGCATCTGCCCAAAAAGTTCTGCGAATCTATCCTTGTCCATGTTCTCGTCCTCCATTTCTCCGTCGTCTAATGCCATGACTGTGTGTCCCTGGGATACCAGGATGTCGCCGCGCCGCAGCCAGCGGTCGTCCGTTAAAAACTTCTTCCCGCTCAGCATCTCGAACTGTCCGGTCGTCGGCCAGTCGTGCAGCATACAGTAGGTCGTGCAGCTGTTGCCCTGGCGCCTGAAGAGTTTCTTCAGCTCCGTCGCGCCCGCCGAGATCGCGCACAGCATCATAAATGCCGAGCAGTCTGTCTCAACCGGCTTGTTGATCTTGCCGAGCGCAAAGTCTACTGCCTCCGCAGCGACGTATGCCGTGTTGCGCCCGTCCATGTCATAGCCGATGTTCCGGTTCCGTACGCCGTCTTCGCAGGCCTGCGCCGCCCGCTCCGACATGGCCGGGTCTTTGAACCGAAGAATCCCCAGCCAGTTTCCGTTGTACCAGTACGAAAAATTCAGCTCCCGGCCCGTCTGATTGCCAGGCTTCTGCCCGCGGCCGCCGGTCTCTCCGAGGCTTGCCTGGCCGATGCGGATGCTCACTGCGCGTCACCTCCTGCCGGAAGCAGCCCTTTTTTAAGATCATATACCGCCGCTTCGATCATGGCGTCCAGGCGCGTCTCGTCGAGCGTGACGCCGTGTTCCGCCAGCCAGTTGATGACGTATGCCTTCTTCTCCTGGCCGCGCCCGGAGCCGACATAAATCTGCTCCGCTGCGCTAACCGCAATGCGCACCCAGGCGTTGATCTCCGTCTGCTGCTGCGCTGTTGTTTTCGAGCGGATGTACGGGATGACGATGGCGGTAATGACCGCCGCAATGAGCGCGAATACTGTTTCGATGATGGGTGTAATGTTCATGGTGATCTCCTTTCAGATTTCTTGATCGGTTTCTTCTGCTTCCTTTTTCCCGACTGCCCCGAAGCCCTTCCGCTTTTCAAACAGACTCTTCAGGCAGTACAGAGCGACAACGCCGACGATCTCCGTCACGGCCGTCTGGCTCAGCTTCTCGGCGATGGACTCTTTTCCGAGGTATGCCAGGATGTAGCTGCACCACACCCAGCCCACGCCGTTTCCCAGGCAGAACCAAAGCGCCCGCTTTGTGGTCGTCTTTAAGCTGGTGCGTTTCTGCTGCTTCATGTTCCGTGCTCCAAATCGTCGATGCGATGGTTTGCAACCTTCAGCTTTTCCTCGAAGACCGCCGCCGCCTCTTCCAGATGGTAGGTGCGCTCCACCAAACCGTTGTGCTTCGCTACTTTCTTCTCCAGCTGTTCCAGCCGGTATGCAATGAGCGCTGCGCTTTTCCGGTTCGCCAGGTATGTCCCGATGAGCGTACCGGCAAGGCTCAGCACGGCCACCACGATGGTCTCCGTCATGCCGTCACCTCTGTCCATCCATACACGCCCGGCTCCCACGTGTTCGCGTCCACATCGCTCGTCCAGTGTTTGCCGTTGCGGCTCACTTTTGCGCCCTTGGCGTAGGCATCCGTGCTGCCCACCGGCTGGCTCCACTCCGGCCATTCCTCTGCCGGGTCAGAGATGCCCACCCACAGCGACGGGCTGTCCTCCGGTTTCCAGTCCGCCTGCGAGGTGTGCGCCTTCAGGCATTTGTAGAGCTTGCCGCTGCGCTCCCTGATCTGCCCCACAGTGTAGGCCACCGGGTATTCCCATGGGCTGAACAGCTCCGCGTGTTCACCGGCCGTCACGCCGTCGATACTTCCATTCTCAGCCAGTGTGACAAATGCGATGGCGCTTGCCGCCTGGTTTTCCTGCAGGAATGTTCCGGTGTCACGTTTTACCAGGATGATCTGCGACAGCAGCATGGGCGTTCCGCCCACGGCCACGCCTTCGGCCTCATCCTCTCCGCATAGCAGCCAGAACCCGTCCGGATGCCTGCGGATATAATCAGGGGCTTCCGTCAGTGCAATCACGCCCCCGTCCTTCCGAATTTCGTACATTGATGGTCTCCTTTCTCCCCGAACAGCTTTCGATACAGCTTGTCCGTCTTCCGCAGCGCCTTCCAGCTGTTTCCCCGTCGCATGTGGCCCTTCCAGCTCTCATACGACGTGCGCACGTCTTCTTCCGTCATGCGCCCGTCATCTACCCACCGCCGGAACTTCCGCAGCTTCTGCCGCATCTTTCTGGTGCTTTTGCGCTGCACCTTCCGAATGACGCCGCCGGTCTGCGTCAGCTTGAACTTTGTTTTCAGAAACCGCACGCCCTGCCTGATCGGCAGGATGCGCGTTTTCTTCTCGCTCAGCTGCAGCCCGATACCGGCGCAGTATTGCCGGATGCGTACGGCGCATTCCTCCAGATACCGGACGTCCTCGCAGATGAGATACCCGTCGTCCATATACCGGCCATAGCCCCGGATGTGCAGCTGCTCTTTGATGAAATGGTCGAGTCCGTTGGCCAGCATCAGCGCGTCGATCTGGCTCACCTGGCTGCCCAGGCCGAATCCTCGCTCGCCGAAGTCCGCCATGAAGCTCTCTGCCCGCTCCCGGACGCGCTCGTCGTAGAGCCTGCGCCGGTTCTCCCGATGAATCGGTTCCTGCGGTGCGGAGTTGAAATAGTCCGTGAAGTCGAACACCAGGATGCCGCCCTGCATCCCATGCTTACGGTAATGCCGCTGCAGGTGCCGGTTCATTCTGTCCATGGCAAAATCGATGCCCTTGCCCTTCAGACTCGCCGCGTTGTCGTATATGAAGGCCGATGAGAACAGCGGCACCAGCGCATTGTCACATAAGCACCGCTGCACCACGCGCTCTGAGATGTGGACGCTCCGGATGTGCCGCAGCTTTCCGCGCTCCATGATGTCAAATTCGTGGAAGCCCATTGTCTTCCACGTTCCGTCCATCAGCGCCTTCCGCGTCCTGGCCGTGTTCTCAGACAAACTCGCCAGATACCGCTGCGTCGAGCACTTCCAGCGCACGCCCTTGCAGCACGCCAGCCCCGCTTTGTATAGGTTCTCGTAACTGAATACCTGCTCAAAGCTGCCGCACGCTTCGCTCCTGGCCCGGCGTTTTGCTTCCCGCCCGGCGCGGCGTCTTTGATACCGGCCCTCTTTTCGCTCTTCGCTTGTCATGTATGGTTCTTCTCCTTGCCCGTTCGGGCACCCGCCGTAAGGGATGATTGTCGGGTGCGCGTTCTACCCTCGTGGCAGTCCGGCTATGAAACAGGCCCGCGCACATCGGCCTGCCATGCAAGCAGCGTCCAGCCGTCTGCACCGGCGGATTGTTTTGGCTTTTGCCGGGAATAAGCTCTCCTTCTGCATAGGTACTGCTTCGCCGCCTTCCGGCGGTTACTGCGTCAGACCGTGCTGTGCAGAATCCGAAGGCCACGCCATTGGCATTGCTGGCGTTGTTATTGTTCGCGTTGCCGTTGCTGTTGACCAGGCAGAAATTCGTGGAGTTGCTGGCATTCGGCGAGCGCTCCCACCAGTTGGCTGCAGAGCCGACGGCAACAAAAGCAGAGCTTAACCCATGTTGTCTATTCTTCCGAAACTCCGGCAGGCCCGTCCGGCAAATCCTTGTACCGCTGCCGGTCTTTCTTCCGGACAGCTGCCAGCAGCTTCGCTTCCTCCGCAATCATCGCACCCCACTGCTCCATGGCCTTCCCAATCCATTTGCACCCTTCCGGGTTCTGCCGGGCCGCCTCGTATAGTAGCTGCAGCTTCGGGTCGAGATTCTGCAGCGCAATGTTTGCCCGTGTCAGCTCGTCCCGGCGCATCTGCGCCTCGTGCTGATTCGTCGGCCAGATGTTGTTGGCCGCTGCCGCGTGCTCGTGCACGTCGCTCGCCAGCTGCATAATGCGCGACGTGAGGAAGAACGTGTACCGCTTCGGTGCCTTCATGCAGCAGCTGAGCGTGAACGCTTCCAGCTTTTTCGCCGTGTCCACGAACTGCATGCTGCTTTCGCTCCGTTTGGATTTGTAGACTGCCATACCGCCTCGTCCTTTCTTGCCGCCTCCTGCCCGCAGCACACAGGCTGCTGGCCGGAGGCAGAGCTTTCTTCGTTTTGAAATCTTAGCTTTCCGGATCCTGGATTAAAAGCAGAAGCCGAAGGCCACGCCATTGGCACTGCCGGCGGCGTCACCGTTCGCGCTGCCGCTGCTGTTGACCAGGCAGAAAAACGCGGTGATGCTGGCACTCGGCGAGCGCTCCCACCATTAGGCTGCAGAGCCGTTATACTTCTTCACCTTGCTGTTGCCCGCCTTGTAGTAGTCGTACTGCGTGCCCTCGCCGCTCTTGGAATAGCTGACGCTGCCGAAAATCTCGATCTCGCTCAGCAGAAACAGCTTGTCCGCCGTGGTGTTGATGGTGGCGCTCTGACTGCCCGCCGAGGTCAGCTTGTTCACCTCCCGGATGCCGCTCTGCACCTCCGTCGGCATCAGCGCCAGAATGGCAGGCAGGTGTGTGCTTCGCATGGCGCAGCTCGTCCAGCCGCCGCTGTTGGTGTTGGAGCTGTTCATGTTCTTGGTCTCGCCGTAGCAGTCGTGCAGCTGGAAGGTCAGCGGTGCCTTCCCGCCGGATGCGTAGGTGTCGTGGTTCTTGCCGATGATGTCCACCTGATAGCTCGCACCGTTGATGGTCATCGTCTTGCTGTTGCCCACCACCCATGTGCTCGGCACGCTGCCAGAATGGCACGCCGCGATGATGGAAGCCCAGTCGTTGTCCGCGAAGTTGTCCTTCAGGAAGCTCACCGTCACCGCGCAGGTCTTGCTCGCTGGCGCAGTATAGTTTGTTCCTGCCGCCACACTGATGGTGATCTTTGCGCTGCCGTTGGCCTTGCCCGTCACCGTCACCGTATTGCCCGATACGCTCACCGTCGCCGCTGCTGTGTTGCTGCTCACGGCGCTGATCGTGCCGTTGCCGCTGCGCGTCACCGTGATGGTCTTGCTCTTCGTCGTGGTGTCCAGTGTCATGCTGGTAGGGGAGATGCTGAGGCTCCCCGCTGCCTTCCCGATACTCCAGCTCACGCTCTTCGCCGTCGTCGTGCCGTCTGCCCAGCGGTAATTGCTCTTCGGCGTGAAGGTTGCCGTGTAGCTTCCCGCGTTCGTGCCGGAGGTCGTGCCGCCGATGGTCAGCTGCGTCGTGCTGTAGCCCGTCCATGTAGGGGACTGGCTGCCGCCGTTGTAGGTCAGCGTCCCGCTCTGGCTCGGCACCGCAGAGATCGTCTTCCGGTTCACCGTCACGCTCGTCGTCGCCGTTTTCGTCACGCCGTTTTCCGTGTAGCTCACCGTGATCGTCTGCGTACCGACCGTGCTAAGCAGCGTCGGGCTGCAGCTGTAGCCGGTCACGTTGGCCGTGGCGCCGTCGGAGTAGGTGGCCTTTACCACCATGCCTGCGCTCTGGAAGCTGTCGCCGTACTCATAGACCTTCTTCGTCGGCTGCGCCGTGATCTCGATCTTCGTCAGCCGGTGCACCACCGTAATGGCCTGCTCCGCCGTCTTCGTCACGCCGCCTTCCGTGTACTCGATGGTGACGCTCGTCGTGCCGTCCGTCAGTGCCGTGTCCGGGCTGAAGCTGTATCCGGTTGCCTTGAGCGTGGCGCCGTTGGAATATGTCGCCGTGACGATCATCCCTGCCGGATTGAAGGTCTCTCCGGAGACATAGGTCGTTTTTGCTGGCGGCGTTGTAATGGCGATCGACACCAGCTTCACCCCGCCGCCTCCGCCGCCTACCATGTTGAAGACTAATCCGTTCATACTCCCACCTCAATTCTTGTGATGTTCACCGTCAATGCTGCCGTCGGCGTCTGGCTGCAGTGGAAGGTCATCTTTCCTGCCTGCGTCACATTGTCCGCGTAGATGATCGCCTCGCTGTACGCGCCGAAGCTGGCCGGTGCAGGCGACACCACATACGCATACGCGCCCGTCAGGATGTTCGCATTGCTCACCGTCTGCGCTTTGCTGCTCCAGCTGGCGGCCGCCAGCGTCACCGTGAAGGAAACAGCCTTCCCGCTCTTTGCGTTCCAGTCCGTCCGCTCCGCCGCCGTGACGTGCTTCGTGGTATCGGCCTCGTGGTCATCCAGGTTACCCTGCACGGCTGCCGCTGCGCCCGCCGTCTCTTTCCCTGCAAGCGCGGTGCGGATGTCGCTGTGCGCCGCGCTGGAGCTGTTGTGTGCCGACACCGCGCTGGCCGCTTCCGACTTGCCGGTTCCTGCCGGGTCTGCGCCTGTCTGCGCCGCCGTTACCTGGTGCGGGTTATCCGTGTTACCGGTGTGTGCGCCCAGGCTTGCAGCGTTGGCCTTCTTGTCAAGCTCTGCCTTCACGCCGCCGCTGGTCACAGGGTTCGTGCTGTTCGCTGTCGGGGCTGCGTCGAAGGTCAGTTTGTCCTGCTTGCCGTTCCACTTGGTGCGCTCCGCCGCTGTGACGTGCTTCGTAGTATCGGCCTCGTGGTCGTCGAGGTTGCCCTGTACGGCGCCCGCCTTGGTCTCGGCGGTTCCCGCTGCGTCTGCGCCTACCATCTCCGGGGTATAGTCACCCGCCTTCGGAACAACTGCGCCGCCGCGTCCGTTGAAGCTCGTCACGCCGCCGCCTGCAATGGCCTGTGCGCTGTCGCACCAATACTTCGCGTTGTTGGTGTTCTCGCCCTCGCGCGTTCCTGTGCCGCCCACAGCCCAGCTCTCAGCTGCTTTTGCGTTTGCCTCCACGCCCTGTGCGCTGCTCTGCGCAAGCTCCGCGCTTTCCTGCGCGTCCGTAGCCGCTGCCTGGGCGTCCGTCTTCGCAGTCTCTGCTGCAGCCTTGGCTGCCTGCGCTGCCTGCCTGTCCTGGCCTGCGCTTGCAGCGGATGCAGCTGCCGCCGTCTTGCTGCCGACCGCCTCATCTCTGGCCGCTTCCGCAGCCGTCTGTGCGTTTGCCGCATCTCCAGCCGCTTTTGTCGCTGCCGCGCTGTCTGCCGCGACGGATGCCTCGCTTTTCTTGGCGTTCGTCTCCGCCGTCTTTGCTGCCGCCTCAGACTCTGCCGCATTGCTGGCCGCCGACTCTGCGCCTGCCTTCGCCGTGCGGGCGTCCGTGGCCGACTGCGCCGCCTGCGTGGCGTTCGTTGTCGTTGCCTTCTGCGCGTTCTCCGCCTTTGTGGCGGCCTCCTGCGCCGTGTCGGCTGCCCCGGAAGCTGTCTGCTCGGAAGCAGCTGCCGCTGCCGCCTTCGTGCTGGCGGTTGCGGCTGCCGTCTGCGCAGTGCTTGCGTCGGTCTGAGCGCTCGATGCTGCCGACTGCGCGGCTGTCTTCGCCGCTTCTGCCGCTGTCTTGGCCGCCTGCGCCTGTGAGATCGTCGCAGAGACCAGGTCTCCCTGCAAATCTGCAAGTGTCAGAATCTCACGCCACGCGCTGTCGTCTTCGTTTTCATACTTCCACTGCAGCTGCCCGTCGGTCTCGCTGTAACGGATGACGACCGGTTCGCCGCCGTCGCCTTTCAGGCTGGCCAGCCACTCTTCTTCGGTTCCGATGAAGCCGTGCTTCACGGCGATGCCGTATGCCGTGATGTAATACCCGCGCCACTCGGTTCCGATCTTCGTGTAGCTCATACATACACCTCCATGTGGGTGTCTGCCGGATGGTAGTTGAGCGCGAACCAGCGCATGAACTCGCTGAAAAAGCTGTTGAATACCTGCATCGTATTCTGGTACTTGTTGTACTCGCCGTTTGCAAAGTCGATCATGGCCGTCAAATAGGCCCAGTAGATTTTGTCGTGCGGCGGCTGCGCCAGCAGCTCCTTGTCCTTATCTGCGTCATAGTGGTAGGTGATGATCTCTTCGCTTGCGAAGAGCAGAACCTCCGTCTGCACCAGCCCCTCGCACTCGTTGAGCCACTGCGTCTTTGCCTCGTTGGAGAAGGCGTTCGGCTTGATCTCGTCCACCATGTCGATGACGCTCTTCAAGGTTGCCATGCCCGGCACCTCCTTCCTCGAAAAATGCAAAGCCGGGGCGACGGCAAGCGCCGCCGTCCCGGTTCTGTGTGTCAGGTTGTCGCGCTCAGCTTTGTGGCCAGCGCGTTATATTTCGCCTTCAGCTCGTTTGCCAGCGTGACGACGGCGTCAAACTCCGCCTTCGTCGGTGCCGAGCCTGCGGCGGCGGCCGCATCTGCGGCCGTTACCTTGGACGTGGACGCCTTCATGCTGCCGAGCTTCAGTTCATCGGTTACTTCCAGGTTTGTGAACCTTGTGTACTTTCCCATCCTGAAGCCCTCCTGTCAGCCGCCGACAAGCTGCGTGCCGCCGGTCACGCCGCCGACACAGAACGCCCGCCAGTCGTTGAAGCCCGCGATGAAACGCGCATAGCCCTTCCAGACGTTGGCGTCGTTGCCTGCCAGCTCGCTGCGAACCTCCAGCGCCACACGGTCGAGCCACACGGCACCGCCGTATTCCTCGTTGTACTTGCTGTCCAGCAGCACCCACGGCTTCGTGCCTGCGGTGATGAACTGGTTGAGGTACGGCCAGACGATGACGTTCCAGCGGCCGAAGTTGAAGTTGAAACCGTTGTTGGAGGTGTCCGGGTCTTTGTCCGCGCCGATCGCGGCGAAGACATCCCGCTTGAGCGTGTACTCGTTCGGGATGAGGATGGTCGTCGGCGCCACGTCCAGAACTTCTTCGTTGTCGCCTCGGAAGTCCTGCATGGCGGATTCCGCTGCAGCCAGCGCGTCGTTGGAGAAACCGTCGGCAAAGAGGTTCGACTGTTTCTTCTTGCCCAGCGCCGACGGGTGCTCCTTTGCAAACAGGCACTTGCCGTCCGCGCCCAGCGTAGAGAAGGTCTTGCCGTAGAACTTCGTGCTCGTTGCGCCGGTGATGGCCGCGCCGAGCAGCGCCGCGCCGAACTTCTCGCGCGTGCGGTAATACGACGTGATGAAGCCCGCAGGCTGCTTCTTGAGGTCCATCAGCTTGCCGTCTTCCACGATCTCGCGCGACAGCGAGAAGCTGTTCTTCCAGGTCATGTGCTCCAGGAACTTGCTGAAGCCTTCCTGCATGCCGTCCACGGGATAGTCGCCGTTCTCGCCGACCGGCTGGAAGCCCTCCATCGCGGTCATGGTCGTGAACTTCTCGCCCCAGTGGTTGCTGGGGGAGATGTTGAACAGCTCCGGCAGCATGCTGGCCTGCTCGAAGGCCTCGCCGCGCTTCTCCAGGAACATCTTGATCGGTTCCTGGCTCTTGCCGAAAATGCTGTCCTGAAGGCCGGAGCCTTCGGTAAAGGTAATGTTAGCCATTGCTCATGTCTCCTTTCCTGGTATCAGAAGCGGACGCGGCACATATCGCCCGCCGCCGTGCCGTCCATATAGACGACTTCAGCCACGCCGCTCGCGGTCGTGCCCGTGACCTGCAGGCCGTCCGTGTGCAGCGTCACCTTGTCGCCCAGCTTCACGCTGGTCGCCGCCGCTGCAAACGTGGTCTCGAAGATCATGTCCTTGTTTACCCGAATCACGGGGATGATGTCGCCCGCCGTGCACGGGCTGTCCTTCTCGCACATGGAGATGTACGTCGGTGCGTTCGTGCCGGTTGCCAGCGCGAGGTTCCCGCCCGACTGGATGAGCGCCATGCCGACCTTCGGCGTAATGGCGCCGCACGGCAGATACTCGATGCCCGAAATCCGGTTGTCATCGATGCTGTGAATTTTGAAACTCATGTGAAATGCTCCTTTCTCAGCCCTTGTGTGTCCGGCTGTAGTGTGCCTGAATCTCCGCATCGGTAACGCCTGGGTTCATGGTGCGGTACAGCTCCTTCACGTCCGAAGGAACCGTCACGGCGCCCTTTCCCCGCGTCTGTGTCTGCGCCAAATGCTGCTTCGACTGTGCGGCATTGATGGCCGCCTGCCGTGCCCTTGCCGCTGCGCCCTGTGAAAGCGTCTCGAAGTTCGCCAGCTTAAAAGCGTCGAGCAGACTGTTGCCCTTCTTCACCAGCTCATAGAACTGCGGATAGCTCGGCATCTTCGCCAGGTCTTGCAGCTCGCGGATGTTCGGGTCAAGCTCGCTGATCTTCTTCAGCTGCTCGTCCACCTGCACCTTGGCCTGCGCCTCCTGGGCGTTCTGTCTGGCCTTCTCCGCCGCCAGCTTCGCCTCCCGCGCTTCGCGCACCTCCGGCAGATTCTGCACAAATTGGTTGAACTCTTCATCGCTCATCCCGCTCTTTCGGAGCAGGTGAGACTTCTTCTCTTCCTCGAAGCGCTCCCGGTACTCTTCGAACTCCGCCTTCGAGGTGATGGGCTTCTTGGTGTACGGGTTTGTCATGCCGCTGCTTGCAAACGCCTCGTCAATGAACCGCTGCGCCTCTGCTCTGGCGTCCTCTCTGGCCTTTGCAATCGCCGCATCCCGCTCTGCTTCCGCCTTCCGGCGTGCCGCTGCAAACTGTGCGTTGCGGGCATTCGCATCCTGCGCACCTTCGCTGCCCGTTTCTGTATTGCCTTCCGGCTGCTCGCCGCCTGCGTCTTCTTCAGACGCCTGGTCGTCTGCGCTGGTTGTCTGCTGTGTATTGTCCTGGTCTTCTTCGGCAGGGTCGGCGGCCTCCTGCACTTCTTCGCCTTGCGCCTGTTCTTCCTGCGACTGTGCAGGTTCGGCGGCTTCCTGCTCTTTTCCGCCTTCGTCGATGCCAAACAGTGCGCCGTAGTCGATCTCGTTCACGTGTCCCTCCGGTGCCCGCAGTCTGCGGGCCTTGCATTTTTACGCTATTGCTGCGAAGTGTCGGGGCTGGCGGCGAGCGGCATCACTTGCCGCTTTTGCCGCTGCCGGAACTGCCGGTGCGAAGATCGTTGCCGGTCTTCACCTGGCCGTTGCCCTTCTTCACGTTCTGCGAGAAAGGCGCGTTGACCTTCTGTGCGCCGGTGTTCTGGATGCTGCCAGCGTAGCCGGGTCTCTTGTTGTCTGCCATGTGTTCGTCCTCCTTTCTTTTTGGATGCTCCTGCGTCACGGCCAGCTGCGCGGGTGCCCCAATCCCGCGCAGCCTGCCGCTTTAGGAGGCCGGGCGATACCCGGATAAAAGAAACGATCAAAAGAATCAAACAGGGGCTGTCCCCTGGGGCTGCTGTCTCGCTGCGGCAGAGTCCCGTGCTGCGTCCTGTCTGGCCCGCTGCACGACGGCCTGTGCCGTCTGCTCGTCGATACCGGCTGGCTGCTGCACCTGCTGGGCCTGCACGGCTGCCTGCTGCTGGGCCATCTGAATCTGCATGGCCATCTGCTGCTGTGCCTGCTGTTTCTTCAGTTCTTCTTCAAGATACCCGCGCGTCTCGCTGGCGCCCGGATAGTGCAGCATCTCCATCTTCGTCCAGAACAGGATGAGTGTCGGCAGCTGCGCCGGGTCTCCGAAGGCGCCGGTCTGCAGGTTCATGCGTGTTTCCTGCCACATGGCCTCGCGGTTCGACGCCAGCGGCGCGGATGTGTCGCACGAGAAAAGGAACTGATCGTTCCAGCACCATTCCCCGGCGTCGTCCTGCTCCAGAAAATCGTATCGGTTGAAGGTCTCATACTGCGCGTTTCCGTGGATGTCCGACGACACGACCGGCCGTGGCTCGTCTGTGTACGCCAGCTTGAACTTGAACATCGCTTCGAAGAGCGCAGCGTATGCCGCGTCCTTCATCACGCGCTTGGATTCCAGGCGCCCGGCCGACTGCGCCGCTGCGAACTCCTTGGCCTTGCCGCTCGTGGCGGTGTGGTCTGTGCGGCCCTGGAAGGAATCCGTAATGCCGATGACCTGCCGCGCCTCTTCGTAGACCTGTGCCAGATAGGTGAGGTCTTGCTGCACGTTGCCCTGCAGATCGTAGACGTCGATGAGCGCCTTCGTTGCGGCGTTGCCCGGCCGGATGACCTTCATGTCGTCCGCGTCCACGCGGATGCTGGCCTCGTCCGGCAGCGTGATATAGCTTCCGGATTTGAGCAGCTTGTCGATGATCTTGGCCTCGACGCGGTTGGTGGTGTTCTGCTGGTCTGCAATCTTGTCGATGTCGCTGTCGCCCAGGAACCGGCCGTACATGCTCACGTTCTTCTGCAGAATGACGGGGAAGATGTCCGGCTTGTAGAACGGGATGCGTGTCGGCTCTTCCGTGATCGTGACGACCGGCAGGCCCATCTCATCCGTCTGTGTCTCGCTGGCCATTTCTTTCGGAACGACGCCCGGAATGATGCTCCCGTCTGTGCGCTGAATTGGGAAGTAGACTTCCTCGTATTCCTCGGTGGATTCTGCCCACTTTGTCCCGCCGCAGTACGGGCAGGCCTTGCGCCCGCCGCGCTGTACCGCCGGTCTGGTCTCCCGCTCCAGCTCGTTCGCCGCTTCCTGAATGGCCGCTTCCGGTGTCTGCGGCTGCAAAATCGGCTGCGGCGGCGTCCCGTCTGTGCTCGGTTCATCCATCGGTTCTGCTGCCAGCGGCTCAATGGCGCCGCACTGGACGCACCGGCGGAGCTTCCGCGCCTGGTAGTCGTCCAGGTCTTCCAGCTCCGTATCGTTCACCCAGCTGTAAAGGCCGATGCCGCCCTTGTCGTTGCGGTAATAGGCGATGTACTGCGTGACCAGATCATCCGCCGTGGACGTGTCGCCCGTGCCCTTGACGTCCGGCTCGCGCTCCGACTCGTCTGCCACACTCACGCCGTATTTCCGGCGGATGTACTCCTTCGTCTGCGGAATTTTGAGGATGATATAGTCCATGTCCTCCACGCCTGTGTAGACACCGTCCTGCGGCACGATCTGCTTCGGGTGCAGCGTAGACACAGCCAGCTCTCCGATCGTGAAGTGCGTCCGCTGCGTGTTGTCCCACTCGACCAAAAACGCAGCGCCGCCCTGGATGGGCACCGTGCGTTCCATCATGTCGTTCAGCTGTTCAAACGGCATCCTGTCCAGCTCGTTGCGGAGCATATCTTCGATGAGCTTGGCCTTCATCTCGTCCTTCTTCCGCCGGGCCGTGACCTTCGGCTGCGGGATGTTGCTGTCCGTCTGCGCTTCGATCAGCTCCGCGCAGATGTTCCGGACGTGCGGTGTCTGCGTTTTCCGCTCGCCCCGGACGATGGCCCGCAGCTGGTTGACGCCTGCATACAGTGCCTCCCGCTCGTCCATTCGGCTGGCCTCGGATTCATAAGCGCTCTCGTTTCGAGACAGCCTGTCCTGCCAGAGCCGGAGTTTGTCGTTGTTTGCTCGTTTCGCCATGATCTTCTCTCCTATGTCGTCGGCTGCCTGTCAGGTAGCCGGGGTTCCCCATTTCTTCTTCAGCATCTCCCGCTCCGCAGGCGATGCGTTTTCGTAGTCCTCCCACTGGCTGCGCGACCACTTCACGCCCTGCGCCCTCGGCTCCTGCAGCAGATAGCTTTGCTGCGGCCGGATGTGGTGCGCAATGGCCAGCGACAGCACGCAGTCATCGTGTGCGCCCGGCTCCGCTTCCGGCTTCAGGGTCTCCGGATTGCGCACGAACGACAGCATCTCTTCCAGCGTCGTCTCGTCGTTCACGATCTCGATGTCATCCCGCACAGCCTTGATGAGTTCGGCGAGGATGACCGGCCGCGTCTTCGTGTTCGTAAGGAAGCCGAACGACTGCCGGACTTTGTGCGTGTAGTCGTCGATGGTCTCCCGCACATACTGGTGCGGATACCGCAGCCGTTCCAGTTCCATAACAGGGTAGGTGGAGAAGTTCGTCTCCAGACCGATGAGCGCCGTGTTGTAGTGCAGGCCCAGGCAGTAGACCTGCCGAGCAAAGACGTCCTCGTCGAATTTCCCGCGAAGCTGTGCCACCTGCACGCCGGTTCTGTTGTCCAGCACCTGTGCCACGAAGCTGTCGCTGCCTTCTCCGGCGGTGTCTCCGCCGATGACATACGGCACACCCGGCTCCGGCTCGCGGTAGATGCGGATGCAGCCGGTCTTGTCGTCCGTCCAGCTGATCGAAGACAGCTTCACGCCGTCGTCGTCAAATTCAAAAATGCCCGTGCGCTTCGGCGGCCGGATGGCCTGCAGCCTTGCTGCCACAGCCTTGCCGTCGAAGACCGTCTTGCCGGTCACGCCCCACATTCCCAGGCAGTAGACTTGGTAGTAATACTCGTCCGTCTCCTGGAAGCTCTCCAGCGTCCGGATGGCCGCGTCGTCCAGAAAGCGGTTATCCTTGTAGGTGGATTCATGCACCCGCGCCCGTGGGTCTTTTCGGTCGAAGAACCGTTTCTTCAGCCAGTGCTTGATGCTGATCGGGTTGAAGGTGAGGATGATCTGCTGATACTCCCGTGTCCGGCCGCGCAGTCGGATGTCCAGCTGGTTGAAATCTCCCTCCAGCAGTTCGCTCGCTTCTTCAATCCAGATGCCCGTGATGTTGTAGATCGACTTCAGCTTCTCGACGTCGTCCAGGCCTGCGAAGATGATCTCGCTGCCGTTGCGGAATGAAATGGCAAGGTCAGACTTGTTCGGCTTGTATCCGCTGTCCGGATAGAACTCCGCCAGCTGTCCCAAAAGCTGCTTGAAGCAGCTCTCCCGCAGCGTCCTGGCGACCTTCCGGCAAACCAGAAACCGGTGCCCCGGCTCTGTGATGGCCCGCTCCAGAATCTTTCGTCCCGCGAAGATCGACTTTCCGGAACCGCCTCCGCCCTTCAGAACCAGGTATCTGTGCTCGTCCCAGAACAGCGGCAGGAACGTGCGGTTGTTCGTCTCCCGGAGATTCCGGAACCACAGCGCACATTCGACCTTCAGGTCAAGTTCCTTCTGCGTCTGCTTCTTCGCCATCGTCTTCTCGCTCCGTCTCCAGCAGCGCGTCGCGTTCCTCGGCCAGCAGCGCCAGCTTGTCTGCAATGCGCATCTCGCCGGCCCCCATCGAGCTGCGCGTCTTTTCGCCCAGCTCAACTTCCTGCTTCTGCCGCCAGCCGTAGTTGTTCTGCAGATTGAAGATGATGCCCTGCAGTCCCTTCTCCCGTGTCAAAAGCTCCTGCTCCAGATACGCTTCAATCCGCGCTCTGGCTTCGGCTGCCACGTCTGCCAGCTCCGGATGCAGCGCAGGGTCTGCGTAGTTCTGCCAGGTGCTGCGGTCAATGCCCAGCTGCAGGCACAGCCCGGCGATCGACGGCGGCACGACATACTGTAGAAGCTGAATCTCATCGCCGTCGTCATTCCGGATGATGCCGCCCGTGTCGTCTCTGGCCAGAATCGTGCGCGAAATGCTGCGGAAATACCGTTCCGTTTCCTCCCGCAGCTTCTTTTTGGTGTATTTTTTGGGCCTTCCTGCCGCCATCTGCGCCACCTCCCGTCCCGGCGCTCTAAGGTTCCCGCGCGTGCGCACCCGTATGCGTGCGCTTGTCGTGGGGAAAAATTCAAATATGCTCTCCGCACCGCTCAAATCCCGCCTAATGCGCGGCGCCCTCCCGCAGGGTCTTGCTGCAATATCGAATGCATGCCCCGTCACGATGCCATGATACTGGAAAAGTCACGTCACGAAGTGTCAACTTTTTCGGCACCTTGCACAAAAAGCAGGGCTGCACGCCTGCAGTCCCGCTTTTCGTTGCCCGAATTATAGCTTTTTGGGGAAATCCTCGTAGTACCTTCGCACCATTCGGTGCAGTGTGGACTTGCTCAGGCAGTGCTTCATGCACACCGCCGTCGCCGTCGCGTCTGTTGTCACGAACTCAAACAGCGCCTGGTAGCTCTCCCCGCCATGTTCCAGGCACAGGTTGAGGATAACCCGCTGATCTTCTTCCGGCAGGTCTTTGTAAAGGCGTGAGGTGAAATAGATATACCCCTGCCGGTTGTAGTCTACCTTCACGCCAGATTTGAAACGGAACATTCCCTCACGCCCTTTCTCTTACGCCGTCGTCTGTCTCATGCGCCTGCGAAGCTCTCGCGGATGACGCCGCCGCGCACCCGGAAGCTGACGACGTGGTATCTCCTCAGTGGGTGGATGTACGTCACCGTCCCCGTGAATGGCTTGCGCTCCTTCTTCGGCTGCTTTCTGTCTTTTGCTTGGACGATCTCCGTCTCCCCGAATGTCTCCGGGATTCTCTGTACGATGTCTCCGATCTTCATGTTCATATCTCCTTGATCTCGATTCCGTATCTGTCCTGCATCATCTTCCGCTTGATGATATACTTCTGTGTCCGCGTCGCCCGGCTCTTCACGTCCTCGACGATCTTCTCCCAGCCGGTCTGCGTCTTCCGCTCATAACAGAAGTCCGCGCAGTACCGGATGGCGCGGATGCGTCTTCCGTCCGGCGTGGTGTATGCTTCCTGCAGCGTGAAGTCCTGCTGCAGCCGCAGCTCGCGGATGAGTCCTGCTTGCAGCATGGCTTGCAGTTCCCGAAACCTTCCTGCCTCCTTCTTGCTGTCAAAGCGGATACCCTCTGCCATCTCCGGCTCGTTCCGGTACTTCCTGGCCTTCTGTATCTGCGCTGTTTTGAGCTGAGCGAGTGCCTGCTGCTGCGCACGCAGCGGCAGGTCTTCCAGCCGTATGCCTATCGTCCCCACCTCCGTCTCATCTCGAAGTGAATATAAACGCCCTTGTTGACGGCGTTGCGGACATAGCTGATGGATGTCAACTGGTATTCCGGATACCGCTGCTCCAGCTGCACCCATGCGTTCTTTTCCTCGATGGCGTCTACCAGGCTTCCCACCTCGTCCATCGTGATCTTCCCGTCGTACTGGGCAGGCTCCGGCTGCACCAGGTTCCGGCTCTGGTTCCAGTGGCGGAAGAACAGCTTATCCTTCGCGATATAGTGCGCAAGACCCGTTACGCCATCCGGCCCGAACTGCAGACGGATGCTGTTTGCATAGCCGCGTCCCCACAGCTTCTCGATCTCATCGCGGTCGAGTCCGCCGCTGATGATGAGATGGTGGTGGATGCGGTTTGTCTTCTTTCCGTATTCCGTGCAGCTGATATACTTGAACTCCTTGCCGAGCTTGGTGTACCGCCGCTTCAGACGGCGGATGTAATTCTGCAGATCGCGCTGAGCACCTTCTTTTGTCTCTGGCTCTTCTCCCGGCCGGTAGGTGAGATGCAGAGCGATGTCGTCTTCCGTGAAATTCGTATGTACCAGGCGCGTGAGTCTCTTCTCCGCGTTCTTCTGGTTAAGTCTTCTCTGAATCTCGCTCGTCGGCTTGCAGCGGCTGCGTCTGCGGCCTGGCTTCTGAAACACCGGATATATGTCCGCGTCCATGTAATTGCCGCAGACATATACGCTTTCGCGGATGAAGGTGCGCCCCTGATACATGGCCCTGTGTCCTCCTTCAGAGAATGGTTGCTAAGTTAAGATTGCTTACAAGCCTTAATTCGCGCGTACGCGCGAATATATAATGTATATGGCCAGCCTGCCATCGTCAGTGCCGGGAGGCTGTCCCCGGCA